TCATTTCTGCTAGATTTACTTTAGCAGCGAGAAGTGTTTTAATCTTCTCTAGTAGATCGGTTGCTTTCATATATTAAGTTTTATCAATTAACGAACTCTTAGTTTATTTTGCATTTTTAGAATTTTATAGATTCAATTCACTTACGATAAATAGACCCTATGCCCTGCGCTCTTAGTGATCCGTCGCAGCACTCTCTAGAGTATTTATTCTCGTCCCAACAAAGGCAACCTCTACGACCGCCCCTCGGACTTGTTCTACTCGGTGTTTGGTATGTTTTACGCATAGCTCTGTGTTTTCTGTATAAAGAAGATAATATCCCAGACTTTAGCTGATCCGCCAGTAGCTGTTATTTTCCACTCCGAACCGCTAGTGATAAAGTCCGGTGTTATGTAATACTGAAATACTTGATGGAATTCGTGCATCACGTCGTTGCCTTTCGGGAAGTTTAAATCTACTCCTACTCTTTCGTAAGGAACCCCGTTAACCGAGTCTAATTGTAGTCTTAAATACGTTTGGTTAGCGTTAGCGGCTGATGCCTTAAAAACCACCGTAAACATATACACGTCGTTAGCGTTGTCGCCTAAGACTTTGTTTGTCGTTGGGTTGTAATAGTCAATCCCGTCATAGCTTCTGTAAATGCTCGCTCCGTTGTTCGTAAGAGTAACCTCGTTGCCGTCCGATAAGATTAACTCGTCTCCTGAAACGTGTTCGTCGTCATCGTAGCGTGTCCACCCTAAACCGGAACCGGCTCCAGACTGTGGGTAGATTTTAACCCACTCTCCGTTGTGAACCGTCCATACTCCTGCCGAAGTAGTAACAAATGCACCTTCTTCAATGTTGTAGGTCAATCGTTCTGCTTCTGTTTGGGTATCTACCTTTACTCGGTAAGCTGTGTTATATACGTTTGCCATTATCTACCTTGTCCTTTATAGGGTTTTTTATAATTCTTCGAAGTCTTAGACGTGCTGGTTTTAGTCTTAGCCTGTACTCCGTGCTTTTTGTGCTTAGTTACTTTTTGTATTTCAACCTGCTTTTTCATTTTCTAGTAATCGGTACGCAGTTAGGCACTCTCTTTCCGTTTTTAGTTTTATAACCTATCATTTCGTAACCGTCCCAGCAAGGCTCTTTTAATTCTTCATTAATCATCTTCTCCACTAGGTCAATCTCGCCTAATTCTCTAAGAACAGACCTCGACCATCTAAGAGCTGCTTTACCACCCCACAATAAATAAGAAATAGTCCCACACGCTGTTGTGTCATTCGCATCGTAGTATTCTTCGGCTCTCGATAAATACGAGTACATTCTTTTTACCGTCTGTAATGAAATGGCTTTGCCTTGTGCGAGTTGTTGAGCTCTTACCTTACCGGTTTGCGTAGCGCACTTATTCCCTTGGTTCTCGTTTAAGTCAATCCCACGTTTAGCGTTATTCTTAACCCCGTCTGGGTAGTTAGCGTAAGACTGTAACTGATATTCAATTAAAGCCTGTTTAATCTCTAAAAGTTTATAAGCAGCAGACAGTTCTTCTTCGATTTGCTCGTTAGGTCGTTCGCCTTTCTCCGCGAAGTAGCCTTCGATTGAAAATCCTTTAACCTTTCCTGTTTTTACGAATTGCTCCCAAATATCCGAGTTGTTTACTTTAATCGTACCGGCCCACGTGCCAACTGGTAGGTTCATACCGTAAAACGCTGACTTGTCTTTTTCCGAATCCTCAACGATCCAAGACTCGACCATCGATAACCCGTTTAACTTTTCGAAGTGTTCGTAGGTAGAGTTATTCTGCTTGCCTTTCATTAGGAACAACTCCGATGCCTTTCTTACCGTTTCTTTAGTGAAGTAGATATAATACTCCTTTTCGCCTTCACGTCTGTAAATCGGCTTGTTGGGTATTAACATAGGGCCTATTAGAATCTGCTGATCCTTATTAACCTCTGCGAACTTGTATTCTTTCTGTTCGTTTAACGCAACGAAGTTCTCCTCAATAGCCGGAGCTTCTACAATCGAGATAGCGTCTATTCCGCTGAACTCGTCGTTTTCGTCTATGATTAATTCTATAATACTATGCATATCTTAATAACGTTTCTTAGTCTGTTTTGCTAATTATATTGATGCGCCTTCTACGATGTTACGGTCTAGCTGTTGTGCTGTGCTTACGTCCGTAGATACTACATAGGCTCTGATTGGTCTTTGCTGTTGTGAGCCGATAACCTCAGCTAATTGGCTCGCTTGGTCTCTGCCTACCGGTGAAACGTTTGGAATAGTCTGTACTATCTGTGGTGAAATTCCCGGTGCAGCCGGTACAAAGGCAGCCTGTGCCGTAGGTATGCCTCTAACCGCTTGTCTAACCGCTCCTATAATTCCTGCGGCTTGTGCAGCGTAAGCAATTAACAATGGAATGTTTTGCGGAAAACCTACTTTAGCGGTTTCTGCTGTTCCCTGTGCTATAGCTAGACTACTGTTCGCTATGGCCTCTGCGGCTGCGGTTGCAGTTCTAGACGCACTCGCCTTGCTAAAGGTAATAGTCTTAGATATCTCCTGTGCCAATAAAGCGGCTGTCTCGACTTGCTTAGCCACTAAAAACGCTTTGCCTAGTTTGGTCTCTGCGCCAAAAATCGACACTAGGTTTAAGAATAAGTCTTGTCTAGCAGCTTTAATTTTTTCGGCTTTGTCTTTTTCGACTTTAATTAGCGCATCGTTTAATGCTAACGAGTATTGTAATTCTGGGTCTAACTCCGGGTCTTTATTTGGGTCTAAGAAACTAAAGAACGGATCGTCCTCTGGCAGCTCTCCATATACCGCACGCTTACCAGCTAGGTAGGCTTCTTCTTCTAAATAACCCCTATCGAACTCGTCTTGTGCCGCATTGGTTGCTCGTATATCTGCATCTAAAGCCTCTTGCTCTTGTATCTCTTTTAACTTAGCCTGACGACCTTCTTCTCTTGCCTGTTCTTCTTTTTCGCCTTGTTCTCTTGCCGCTTTAGCTCTTAGGACTAAAAGTTTGGTCAACTCCGCTTCGTACTCCTCTGTACCTTTTTCTAAAAGACTTAACCTGCGCTCTTGGTTTTCTATTTCTATCTGAGTTGTTTGTTCTCCAAAAGCCTGCAAGACAGCTATTGCCCGGTCAACCTCTTTTATAGTGTTTTCGGTCTGTTGTTTGGTAAATGCCTCTGCTTGTAGAGCTGCAAACTTTTCTGCGTTACCTAAAGACAGAAACGTGTTTTTAAGCGTTGTAAGAGCAGGAACTGCGCTATCGGTAGCATATTGTACAAAACCTACGAAAGCCGCTGTAGCCCCAGCTATTGCAGCCCCAGCTATAACCCACGGGTTTGCTAGTACGGCTAGGTTTGCTGCGAGTTGAGCCTTAGTAAAACTTTTAACCTGAATAATTAACGCACGAATACCCTCGACAAAACTCTTAACCCGTGTAACCGCACCCCCCGTTGCTTGGTCGAATAGGCGAATAATCTTATTCTGCTCGGCTGTTATTCTAATCGAGTCGTCGTCTAAGTCGTTAGCCTTTTGACGTTCTTCGTTAAATTCTTTAACCGAGTCTGTTAATTCGTCTATGTTCTTTTTGGCTTCACCGGTATTGGCGACCAGATCTAACTCTATTCTTTCCATTGATTCTGTTTTACTTTGGTTTTAATCGCGTCCTTAACAGACAAAGGCAGTTGATACTTACCCTGTGCGATTCTTATATTCTCGGTCTCTCCGTTAGCGTACTGTAATAAGTCTAGTATTGCCTTAATCATTTCTTAGTCTATAACGTTTAATAATTCTAACGTGCTTTCTCCGGTTGTGAGATTCGTTGTTATTTGATTTATGATGTATTTTGTGTCAAAAATCTGTAAGGTGTCCTGTAATCCAAACTGATATAAAAGCCCGACTGGTAAAACCGCCTTATACTTAAATAAACGCCTTCTGGTGTCAAATAAATCGTTAATGTAGTCTTCGTAATACTCAGAGAACAAAGTCTCGTCAAACGTGTCTGTAGGCGTGTACTCGTTCGTCTCTGGAAAGAAGTGCGATACCTTTGCGCTTGTGCTATCCGATGTGCTAACCGAGTTCATAGGTATGCAGTAGCTTGTAATTGAACTAGGCGATGTAGCCGCAGATAAGAAACTAATAGCCGTTCCGCTTGTAATGAGCTCTCGGTAAAATATTAAAGGCATACCAATATACGGTTCATTATTATCGTCTATAAAATAACCTGTTTGTACGTCGGTTCCCGGTAGCCTTTCAAACTGCATATGCTCAAAGCCTACACTAATTTTATACGGGTTGCCTAATATCTCGTTGTCTATTTCAAAGGTCTCAGTCCCCCAGCCTACGTTTTCGGACTGCTCATAAAGCTCTGCTAGTTTCGTGCCTCTGCCTTCGTATTCGAATGTTACTTCTTTGTACGGAAGTGCAGCATCTACTTGACTGCTAGTTATATCTATATACTCGTCTATTCTTCTTAGTGTGCCGTTAGCGTAGTAATCGTCTAAAGTCTCAACCATTATCTTACCGCTTGGTAGTTTATAGGCCGTTAAGTTAAACATCTTAAACAGACTGGTTAAGAAGTCAATAATACGCATCTCTGGTATCTGAAGCTGCGCATCAAAAACATTGGTAGACGGCAAGGTTGACGAACTCCCTGAGAAGGTCGCACTCTCTGAAAGAACAGAGTCGTTAATTGACCATTGCAGAGCTATCGAGTTTCCTGAAGTTCCCGTTACGGTAACCGTGTAGTTTCCGTTGGTCATCGTCCCACTAAGAATCGTTCCGGTAGTTGTGCCTGCAAAAGTCTGCTCTGCGTATAATAATCCGTTTCTAAAAATCGACACTTTAAACTCAGCCGCTGGAGCTGTGGTTACGTTTAGTGAGTAAGAAATACTTTCACCCCCCACCAAATTAAAAACCACTAAGGTAGACGGAGTTGAGAATACCCTAGTCATTGTAGAAGTGTCCGAAGGAAAGGCAAAATAACCAGCAGTTACTTGCGTGCTTTTAAACGCAAACCCCTTTTCTCGGTGTAGCCACATATACAGATCGTAATACTGCGCATTGCTCGTGTCTTTAAAAAACGAACTAGAATCGAACTCTATGGGATAGCTTTGTTCTATTGCTAGGATAATTAAATAAATCCTTATTGCGTATTTTAACTCCTCGTAATATACTCCGTTGTCTACAGCCGGTGTGTCAACAAATATATTAGCTCCTAGTGGGTTAATCGTTCCGTCAGCATTAAAGTAATCTGCTGGTACGCCTACCGAATCGTAGAATAGCTGAGAAGTGTTTGTAATTAATGGCATACATAGCGCATCGGTGTAAGTCGTACCTCCGACCGTTATATTCACTCCGTCTGTTTGCAAATCTGCAAGTACGTTAGCCGGTGAATAGGTTCTACTGAAATTACTAAGCCAACCAAGGCCCGACAATTTATCTTCTCCTAAAATATCTTTTAAGTCTACTATCTCGCCAAAGAATACTATCCTATACGCAAAGACTTCGTTGTTCTTTAGGTTAACCCCTATTAACTGTACTTTACCCTTTTGAAACGGTAGGTAGTTTAGCTCAATGCTTGCATCGACTTTCTTTCTCGCATCGAAGCCGTTGTCAATCGTGAAGTTGTAATAGTGCTTAAATACTTTGTTGTTTACTTTGGAAGCCGGAATGGTGAAGGTCTGCGTAAAATTGGCAAACACCTTGCTTATATCTCGGACGTTCTGAATACTCTGCGTTAGGCTAATATTCTCGTCTTGAAATAAGTCTACCTTAGTTCCGTCTATGTATAAAGATACCGATACCATTATCTGCCCGTAGAGATTAAATCAAATGCTTGCTCGAATACAATCGTGTAACTAACAAGTCGGTCATTTAAACTTGTTTTATACTGCACGCTCGAAGTAACCACATTGACCGGTACCGAAATAATATTTAACTCGTCGTCGTCAATCCATACGTGTTCTGATAATAACAGCTCTTGGATATGCGCATTAAAAGCGTCTTCGTTTACAGAAATGTAATCCGTGTTTAAGGTGTATTGTCTCTTAGCGTTTTTATTGAAGTCTACTACTTGGTGCTTATTGGTGTTAATAGAGCCGTCATTGTTATTGAATTTAGACTTGTACTTAGATCCGTTTGTTCTTATGGACTCTACGGTCTTCGCTGTAAAGAACATCTGCTGTTGGACTCCGAAGCGATTAATAAAAACCACCGGGTAAGAAACATATCTAGAACACGGTAGCCTAGTAATCGCAGTAGAACTTACGCTAGTATCTGATCCGGTAAAAGTAACTATCGACACAACATCTGAAGTCATCTTTAAAATAAACCCAGACCCACCTTCTGGTACGTAAATTCTGCCACCGGTTACTAGGTCGCCATTAGCCGGAAGCGTGTAGTTGTTTCCTTGATAATAATAATTATATCCGTCGTAGGCTTCTAAAGTTCCGGTGATTGGGTTCTTAGCCGACGCACCTCCAGCGGCTGTAAATAGGTTTAACTCGTAATCAACTGTAACCGCTCCTGTGTCTGCCGCAACAAAACCCGAATCGTAAACTGGCTGTATATAATCCCTTACTAATTGAGATATATCAATCGTTACCGTGGTGGTTCCCGGTATTACGTCCTTAGTGATTACATATCTTAAAGTACCGTCTATATCGATAGCTAGCGTACCGTAGGCGATGCTTGTGTCGTTGTCGGTTATGAAATACGGGCTTCTTACTCCTATACTACTCATTGGTTCTGTTTGTTAATGAAGTCGATAAACTCCTCTACATCTAGGGCAAAGGCTTTCTCTAAATCTTCTGGTAAATCCTTATAATACTTTTTAAACGGTGTCGTAAAGAATAGGCTAGGCTTAATCCCGTCTAGGTAAATAGACCGAGCTATTAAAAACGTTAGACTCTTTCTGTTTATAAACCGTCCCTTTTCGTCCCTTGGTGCTATGCCCCTTCTTACTGTCCAACCGTCTAGCTTGTTACTGGGTGGCATCTTATCTCGGTAGCTATACGGTGTGTTGT